CAGGTCCGCCGTGATCGCATCCGCGGGAATCGTCCGCGACACAACAGCCGCCGCCGCGGCCTGGCGAACGTCGCCGCGAATCGCTCCGGCTCGAATGACCACGCGACGCAGTACCATCCCGATCGGCGTGGATCCGATTGTCGAAAATCCTGGCATGGCCTGGCCTACTCCGGAAGTGGATCGCCGACGGTAAATGAGATGTTGCCGGCCTCGATCGCTTGCAAGTAGCTTTCCCGCAAGTTGAGAAGGCTTTCATAGTACGCGCCGCCGGCGTCGATCAACGCCAGGAAGATATCGACCGTCACCAGGTGGCCGCCGTCGTTTCCGCTCGAGCTGGTTTCGTCGATGCCGTAAATCGTCGTGGTAAGCGCGGAAGGATCCAAGCCGTTTAGCAACTTGATCGTCCACTTGGTGGCCAGCTGGTCGAACTCGTTGCGTGCGTTGTCGTCGATCCGCAGCGTATAGCCTGGCGAATACACCACCACGTCCAGTTCGTCGCGCAGCTCGGCCGACCAGCCGGCCGCGATCGCCCCGGCATACCAGGCTTCGACATCGCGCCGCTTGGCTCCCTTCGCCACCTGGTCGGCCAGGTCGGCCGTGATGCCTGGCAGATCTTCCGGCGCGGGCATGGGGTCGACCCAATCCAACCGCACAAACCCGTCGACGCCGTCGACATCGTGCCAGGTGACATTCGACGCGATCCGCGCGACCTCTTCGATCCCGATACCGGTCACGCCTTCGATATTGGCCGCGGCGATCGCCCTGATCACTTCCAGGCGTTCCAGGTCCGCCGCGTTTAGTGGGTCGCTCATAGGTTAACCTTACAGATCAATTGTGACGCTGCCGGCGATCTCGTAGAAAGTACCGAAGCCGCTGTTTTCGCTATCTTCGATCCACTGCACGTAATGAAAGCCGGGGTCGACCTTGTACTTCTTTTGAAAATTGGACCGGTGAAAAGCTCCGCTTCGGTTTTCAACGACAACCAACGCCGTCGACGTGCTATCCAGGGCCGCGCCTGCCTTCGCGGGGCTGTTGTCGATCGTGCCGATGATGCCGGTAACTTCAAACGGCCGGACCTCAGGCGACACAAAATTCATGCGGTAGCTGGTGTTGTTATTCCATGGGCGGACGCCGCCGTTGTAATTGTGAACAATCGTGCCTACGTTCTTTTCCAGGTATCGCATCCGCGGGTTGTATTGGTTACCGACGTAGCGATTGGCGTCCGAATCTTCCAACTCGGTTGAACTATCGACGTAGATCGTCCCCAAGAAGACGTGATCGGTTGCCCCGCTCAAAACGTCCACGCCGTCTTGCTTAACCAACGCCGTCGCCCGCGTAGAAGATCCCGCGCCCGACGTTGACCATTTTTTGAGAACTAGCTGGTGCGTTCCGCCGTTCCAATCAAGGAAAACATCATAGAGGGATCCGGACGCGATCGCCGCGCCGTCGTAGTCGGTATCGGTGGAGATGTCGAACGACAGACTGGCGATCGTCCGCAGCTGCCAGGCGCTGCCGTCGTAAAGCCTGGCCAGGTTGTCGACAAACGGCAACAGATAGAGAACCGTTTTCGCGGTCTGGTCGGCCGACGGGTAGGGATCCGACGCGGATAGACTCAAACGGTGCCCGACGTGTTGCGGTACGCCGCCCCCACTCCCTGCAGTGAAAGCAGTTATTAGACCATCTTGCGTGGTGATCTGATCGCCGCCGGCCGTAACGTGGGTGCCGTCGGCAATGCCAGCCGCAAATATGTCTTCTAAGTCGCTGATATCATTGCCCAGCGACAAAAACGAGGTAATCACGTCCAAACCTTGAACGGAAACCGCCCCCGTAAATGTCGCCGATCCCCCGACGGTCGCATTGCCGGACAAGTACAGATTGCGCGGCCGTCGCGAAGCTGTTCCGATGTCTCGGGTGTTGGTGACATCGGGCCATAAGTGACCGCTCCCGCTTTCGCTCCAATACTGCAGCGTATCAATCGCAGCGATATCCGTGGCGTTGCTGGCGATGTCGGCCGCGTGATCCGCGATCGTGGCTTCCAGCTCTTGGATCCACTTCGAGCTGACGATCAGCATCACCGTCGCACCGCTGCCGGATAGATTCAGCTTCGCGCCGGTGGTGCTACTGTGAAGCGTGCCGCGGGTGATCTCGCTAGTCGATGAATTCCACGTGCCGTCGGCAATCTCGTAGCTGGTCCCTTCTTCCAGGCAATAAACGAACTGCTCGCCATTGGTCAAAGTCGAAAACGGACGCGCACCAGGCAGCGCACCACTAACCACCAGGTCGGCCGTTCCGCTGGTGGTTGTGGTTTCCGATATCCGGTCATAGTGGACGTATGCCATAGCTGCCCCGCTTCCCTTCGTGGCTTAACCTGGTGGCCGCTTAGCGCTGTTTGAAGTAGACCAGGCCGTCGGCATCGAAGGCGATATTGACCGGACCATTTTGCGGGATCGCGATGCAATCCAGGCCGGGGATAATTGCGACCGTGTCGACATCGCTGGCCACTTCCCAACGGGCCGCGGCCGAAGTCGCCAAGGCGCTAACGGTTAGTTCGTCGTCTCCCTTGGAATGATCGCCGTCCAGCGTGCAGGTCCCGCCGCCGCTGAAAGTGATCGTGGTCCCGTCGCGAAGATCCGCGGCGATCGGTTCAACGTATAACGTCGTATCGGTCAAGGCCGCGGCCGCGGTCAGCTTGATGTCAATCTTGCCATCGTCGCGCATCCACAGAACGTCATCGGCCGGCGTCGAATCATCGCCGCCCACTTCGACGTAATAGATCGCCGAAATGATCCGTTGGCTTGAGATCTCAAGCGTACCGAAGGCGACGTCGTTGGCGTCCAGCTCGAACTGGTGTTTCGCCACGTCGGCCGCGGCCGTCTTTCCTGCCAACGTCTGCCGCGCATAGCTGGCAGGTCCAGACAATTCCACGCCGCCGCCGGCGAAGAACTCGGATAGATATTGATCGGTTCGATCCGGCGAATAGGTCGACGTGTGGGCTTCCAACAGAACGCGGATCACGCCGCTGGTAAAGTTGGCCAGCTGCAGGCCGTGGTCGAAGATCATCCGTGACATAGTAAACCGCCCTCCCTGGCGTTTTTCGTTGTGGCGGTTGCCCGCCTGATTGTTGGTTGCTTGATCTTGTGGCGGTGATCCGCCTGGTCGTTGGTGTGACTGCTACCAGTAGGTTCCCGACTCAGGAAAGTGATTGCTAAACGGCCCCGCGATCGTCATCTGAACCCCGATGTCCGCCGACCCGATATCGGCCGACGCCTTCACGCTGAACTTGTCGCCGGCCTCAACTTGCACTAGGTGCGTGGACGACGCGAAAATTTGGCCGTAAGGCGGTTGCCCCAATTCTTCGACCGTCTTGGGATTTCCCCAAACGATGTATCTGCCGCTGAACGTGGATAATGTGCCGCCGCGTTTGAACAGCTCGACGCTAACCTTGCCCGATCGACTTGGTCGGCTTGTCCAAGAGTAGGAACGGAAATAGACGCTCATCGAAATCATGTAGTCGCCTGATCGTAACAGCTGAATATCCGCCGGGGATACGATTTGCGTCCCGTGATAGGTATTCGCGCCGGCCGTCAGTTGCCCGTCGGTTCCGGTCGCTTCCACCGTGCCGCCGTTGTAGGTGACGCCGTTGCAACGCAGATTGTATTGGGCCGTTCGTGGCGGCCGCGGTCCCGTTGGAAAGCGAACAACGGCGGCGTGGATTCGGTTCTCGGCGTCGATCTCTTTATGCCAGATGATATCTAGGTCGCCGGCGTCGGTGTCGGTGGCGATCGGTACCGCGTTGTCGCCAATGTGCGCGGTTCGGTAGAGGTTGCTCGACGCCAATACACCCTCGGGGAATTGGATCCGCGTGCGTGCCAGGCCGCTAACCTGAAACATGCCCTGCCCAACGTGCATGGCCGGCAACATCTGTTTCACGTATTGGCTAGGCCCCGATGTTCCTAGCGCCGTCGGCGTCGGTGCCTCGCGCATGGATGAATCGAAGAACCACGTGGCTTCGTTGACCGGTGCCGAATCGAAGGTTGTAGGGAATACCGGCCGGTTCAAATAGGTCCACTCGCCAACGGCCACGCCGCCGACATCCCCGAAGACAAAATGCCCAGGCCCGCCGATCGCGGGAATCGGGCCGCCTGGCTTGTCGATCTCGCGCATCTGCTCGTTTTCGATCAGTCGCGGCAGCTGGTTGATCGCCGCGGCCGATATGTTGCCGTGGATCTTCTGGCCGCCGCTCACTCGTTTCTGTCGCATCGTGGGGACTCCTTACGCTTGGTTCTCTCGGATCGCTTTCAATTGCCCGTTGGCTTCCGGACGACGGCCGCCGGCAAACTTGCAAAGCTTCGCCGCTTCTTCCAACGCGACCTGGTGGAACTCGGGCGCGTTGTCCATGTATTGGTGATCGTAGGCAAGCAGCTGCCGCGGATGGATGAACGCCCCGCCCGCGCTTCCGCCGCTGATCAGCTTGTGGCCGCCTGGTCGGTTCTGGTGTTGGTGGAAGCTGTAAACTTCCTTCACGTTGTCAGGCACGCGGATAACTTGCTCGCCAATGACCGGCAGGCACCAGGCCCGCAGCGCTCGCCAGGGGGCGAAGGGGTGGTGGTAGACGGGATCAGATAGAACCATCACGCGGACCATCATCCCCCGCCGCTTCAACTGTTTGGCCAGCGTCATCGCCCCGCGGCCAGCGCCCCAGCTGTACGCGTACACTCCCAAGATCGGCCGCGTGCCGTACTTTTCACCCAAGGCGAAATAGTACTCGGCAACGTGCGCGAAGTTGGCGTGCCATGGGTAGTAGTGAACGCGGCTCCGGACACCGTCGCAGAACTGTTCCCGCAGTTTCTCGGTAAGATCCAAGATCCCGTTCCACTTGCCCACGTTTTGGGTAAAGCCGCTAATCGCGGTATGGATCAAAAGGTTAGGCCGGTCCATGGCACTTATTGCGACGCTACCGCGCCGACTCCTTTGGTTGCCTCGTTGGTTGGTTAGGTGCCGATTCCGATCTCGGCGAAATCCGTCTCTTCATAAACGCGTTCGATGTAAAGCCACTTCGGCCGCTGTACGATGCTCTCGTCGCCTGCCTCCCTGGCGAAGTAGTACCACAGATGATCGTGGGCGCGTTTGGTCAGGTCGGCCGGATCTCCGGCTTCGTCGTAGTATCCAAACGATCCGGTTATCGCCTTGCCGGCCGCGAAGATGAAACGGGCCGTGATGCCCCCCTTGGTTGCCTGGCGTCCGCTCGATCCCAGGAATAGCAAGTCGCCTTGCTCCCATCCCTTGAAGGTGCCGTTGTTGGTGGTGCCGGTCAGGTCGCGCAGCTTGCGGATATAGGCGTCGGTAACCGATGCGTTGGGAAACTTATATTCCAACTCAAGACGCAACAGCGGAACGACAACGTCGGTACCGTTGACGCCGTTCTCGGTGACCTCGATCGCCTTGCCGAAGTTTTCGGGCGGGTCGTGGCTTAGCGATCGCCGCGCGGATCCGCGGGTTTCTAAGCTGGTCGAAATGTGCTGCGTTCCGCCGGTCGTGTCCCAGCTGGCGACCAGCGTGTTCTCGGCTCGCTTCTCTTTGTCTTCCTGCTTTTCGGGATCGATGTAGCTAACTTCGGCCGCCCAAAATTCCGGACCGATTTGCGTCTTGCTTATGTCGTCGAGTACCAGGTCGATCCCGTTGGCACTGAACAACGCGGGCGCTTTCGCCAGGATGGCCGTTTTAATATCGCCATCAACGTCACTGCCCAGGACGTGATAGAGCATCTTGCGTTTCGTGTTGCGGCCGGTTCCATCCGTGCCGCTTTGCGAATTTATGATTTCAATTGCTTCTGCCATCTTGGCTAATCTCCGAATTCGTCGCCGGCGTCTTCGCCTTGTTCGACCAGCGTGGCTAGTTTGGTATTCACTTCCTGCAGTTGCGTCTCGACGCGTTCGATCGGCGCGGCTTGCAAGCCGATCCGGCCGACCGCGAAGCTGTTAGAAGTACCGACGGCCATCTCCCAGGCTTGTGCCACCTGGTCGCCGACGCCTTCCAGGTCCGGCAATTCGACGGTTGCACTTCCTTCGGCCAGGTCCTTTGCCAGGCCGGCCAGTTTCTCGCTTTCACCTAGGTCGTCCAGGCCGTAGGCGGACGCGTCCGCCAAGCCGTCAAGAAGGTCTTGCATCTTGGCCGCTTCGTCGGCTTCCTTCTGCAGCTCCTTCAGTTCGCGACGTGCCCGCTTCGCGTCCAGCTCTAAGTTTTCCGCGCCGGCTCCAATCATGCCGCCGGCCGCATCCGCGGCGTCGTGATAGAGGCTCTCGAACAAAGGCCCCCCGGCGATCATGGAATTAAACGAAGCCAAGTCTTTCAGCGTGTTTATTAGGCCTTCTTTCCAGATCTCGACCTCTTTGGAGATCTCGGTCATTCCATCAAGGAAAACCACCTTCAAGCCTTGCCAGAGGATCTTGGCGGCCAACTCCCATTCATTTGATCGAATCGCATCCAGCAACGATTCCAGAATCGGGTTTACCGTTTCATCCAGGTAGGTAAACGCGTCCGCGATCATTCCCGACGCAGCCTTGCCGGCCGCCCCAAAATCGGTGAAGGCAATCACCAGCGCCGCCAAGATCGCGACGCCGGCCCCTAGCGGCGTGAACAACAAACCGATCAGCGAAGTAAGCACGCCAACGACCGTCATAAGGCCAGTGATCGCACCAACCACGATATTGAGAATAAAGGCGAAGCCCAGGAAACCAACGCCGGCCGCTCCGGCGATCGCGATGATCGCCGCGATCGAAGTCACGAGTTGGGGATTGGCCGCAATGAATGCCTCGATTTCCCCCAACATCTGACCGGCCCAATCAATCCAGCCCTGAAGCGGACCGTCTAAGGCCTTACCGATGGAGATTTGCACGCCTTCGAAGGCCGACATAAAACGGCGGAACGCCCCGCCCAGGTTATCGTCCATCGTGGCCGCCATCGCTGCCGCGGATCCGTCCGCGCCGTCGATCTTCTTCCGTAGGTCGGTCATCGCGTCGCCGGACTCGGATAGGATCAAAGCCGACTTAGCAGCACGGCCGAAGTTCTTCTCGAAGAATGCCAAGCGTTCCGATTGGGTCATATCGGCGGTGGCCGCGCCTACGTCCTTCATCACGTCAATGATTCCGCGGATCTTGCCTTCCGCTTCGGTGGCCACGTTGATCTCGTTCAACGCCTTCTTCGACGAACTGCCGACCGACTTCATAATCAACGCCAGGTCGGTACCGGCCATGCTCGCCTTGATCCCGTTATTCCCCAGGATCCCGATCGTCGCGGCCGTGTCCTCGATCGACTGGCCGGCCGCCTTCGCCAGTGGCGCGGCATACTTCAGGGTTTCCCCCATCATTTCGATAGAGGTGTTGGAGCTGGAAGCCGTGGTGGCCATCACGTCGGCCACGTGCCCCAGCTGGTCCGCGGTCAGTCCAAAGGCCGAACCGACGTCCGACGCGATGTCGGCCGCCGTGGCTAGTTCCGTGTTACCAGCTCGAGCAAGGTTCAAGACGGCCGGGATTGCGGCCTCGATCTGGTCGGTACTGAAGCCGGCCATCCCTAGGAACTTCATCGCTTCGGCGACCTGGCTGGCCGAATAGCTGGTAGTCGACCCCAGCTCTCGCGCCTTCGCTTCCAGCCGGCCGAATTCGCTCTCGGTGGCACCAGTCACCGCGCGGACTTCGGCCATCTTGTCGGCGAAGTTGGCGTAGGTTGTCGCCGCCATGGCCAGAGGGGCCGCACCGATCGCAGCAAGACCGGTCAGGTTCTTGCCGATGTTTTGGACGTTACCCGAAAACGCCTGCAGCTTCGCGCGTGCCTTGCGCAGTCCCTTATCCAAGCCGTTCTTAACGTACAGCTCGATAAAGGCCGCGCCCGCTCGTACTCCCCCCGTTGCCATGTTGCCCCCAGGCGATCCTTCGCCTAGCTCCTTTCCCATCAGCGACAACAACGCGGGGGCGGCGTTGTGTCTTGTGTGGCGATCCTTCGCCGCTACCTAAACTTGCTGAATGTCGGCCCAGGCCGATTCAAAATCAGGCCGCATCAACTCTTCGGCCGGTCGCATGAACGGCCGCGCCCGAACGTAAACCGTTTTGATCAGCTTCCGTTTTCGTCGGCGTCCCATGTAGATGGGAACGTTGCCGCCTTTTTCCAATGTCTCGACCGCGTTGTGTCTGCTATTGGTCCGGACCGGACCGACAACCACGCTGTCCGAGTTGGTGTCGTAGCCGAACAAGATCTTTTTCGGGTTGAAGTCTCCCTCGGTGTGGATCTTGGGCGGTTGGCCTGGCTTGCTAACGGTTGGATCGTGGAACGCCCGATCGCCCCGCTGCATCGCTTCGGTTCGCAGCTTCCGCGCCTTCGCCTTGGCGGCCTTGGTGACGCGTTTCATCGAACGCCGCGCCGTCTTGCGGATCGACCCCGCGTGCGTGCGAAGTACTCGCAGCTTGCCCGGCTCGATCGACCGAATCACGGCCGGCCGATCGAAGAACATCTGCTTCATTCGCATTCCGACGTTGAAGCTAGTCCGCGCCGATGACATGGCCGCCCTTCTTGGTAAACAACTTTTTCAGGATCGCCCGATTCTGTTTGCTGATCCGGATCCCGTCGCGCCTTCGTGGCTTGTCTTGCTCGTAGGGATTTAGATCGCTCGGTTCGACAGGCCGCCTTTGCTTCTTGGGGTCCCGGTTGGCGTTGATTAGGATCGAAGCCAACAAGGCCGTTTGCTGCCATTCGTGCTTGCCGCGTTGGTGGCTCATCCAGACCAGCTCGCGAAGCGTGCGGCCGCGGCGATCGGGATCCACCTGGCAAACGGCCGCTAACTCGTAGAGGATCCTCCACCAGCCCCCAGGCTTTCCACTTGGGTTAGCCACTTCTCGGCCGCTCGATCTGCTTCCCGGTCGATCGCCTCGGTCAGTCTCGGATCTTCCAGGGCTTGGATCCCCTTCGCCATCACGCGTGCCAGTGATTCGTTCGTTTTCCGAATCGCTGCCAGAACGATCGCGCGACGGCCTTTCGGGAAAAAATAAGCCAGCCCCACCAGGAAGGCGTCGACCGCGTTGTCGATGCCGTCGCCATAAAGGCCGCGGCCGAATTCTTCGTCGCTGATATTTCGATCGCGGCACTGCTCTTGGCAGACCAACCACAACGCATCGACCAGCGTGATCGGGTCCTCGATCAGCTGCCGTAGCGAATCCGTTTTGCCGTCCAGCAGATCCATAAGATCAATTTTCAAGTGGTTGCGGATCGCCTTCACCGTTGGGGCGTCGACCGTGGCGTCCCATTTGCGGCCTTTGCTGTCCTCGAATCGCGTCGACTGCATCGTGTTGGGTGGTGGTTCGTTCATGGCTCTTGTTGCGACGCTATCGCGTCGGTCCCTTGGTGCGTGTGGTGGATGGTTTTGCGGGCGATTGGGGAAGGCCTGCCGCGGACCGGATCGGCCGGCGGCCAGGCCCCCTTTCATGGTTTACTTTTCGCCGGTCTTGGCAGGCGTTGCCGACGTGGTCGGGTTGGCCTTCGCTGCCAGGCGGCAGATCGTGGCCACGTCGCCGGCCTGCAGGGTGACCAGCTTCTTTTCCTTCAGATCCTTGGTGGCTTCGGTCAGGGTGTCCAAGATCTTCTTTTCGTTGTCGTTCATGGTTTCGATTTCCAGAGGTTAGAGATTGAAAAAACGGGTTGTTGTGTGGTGTGATTCCACCAGGCCCAACGCCTGGCGTTACTCTTCGACTTCGTACCAATCCGGCTCGATCAGTTCGCCCCCTTCGGTTACGCGAGTGATCTCCGCGGCGATGTCGAACTTGCCGGTTTCTTCCAGCTTTTGCCCCATCGGGCATTCGAAGACTTCGCAGACCATGCGCGGGCCAGCCGTGCCGACCGTGGCCGCCAATCCGTCGGCCGCCCAGAACTCGATCGGCGTGTTGTTTAAGAACGAATCAAGCAGCGCCGCGAAAACGGTATCGCTGCCGCCTGGTTCGTAGTCGTAGCCGAACGCAACGCCCAGCTCGATGTACGTCCCGCGCTTGAAGTTGAACTTCGATACGCGGGTTTTCTGTTCCGCTTTCCCCTTGCTGAATGGGGTCACGTCGACGTCCATGGCCCGCTCGATCTCGACCCAGACGGGCGTGGCGTGCGTGCCGGTGTTGTAATAGAGATAACAGTCCTTGCCCAGGACGCTATCGCGGTCAAAAGTCATCGGGTTGCCCTCCCTGGCTACCTGGTACCGTGGTACGTCAGCTGGATAATGCTCACCAGCTGGTTGTGTACATAAAGCTTCTCTTGCTCAAATAGCGGCTCGTTGCTGATCTTGCCCTTCCATGCCAGGCCGGCGATCAGCTCGCGCCGCAACGTGCCGGCCGTGCCGCCCAGTTCAGGGTTTTCCCATAGCAGCTTGATCGCTTCGACCGTCTGCGCGACGCCGTCGAATTCGCTGGCGTCTTCTGGATCCTTCAGGTTCTTAACCACCATGATCGCGGCGACGACTTCGTGCGCGTTGGTGGTGCGTGTTTTTATCTCTGCTTTGTTGCCGCCTGGTATCACGAAGATCTTCAGACTTTCGACATCGTCGGTCCGGATAATCGGGTAGTGCGATCGCGTCGCCGCAAAACCCAGGTCGGTAAGTTTGCAGGCCAGGCCGTCGGCCAGGTCGACCGCGGGTCCGTTATCACTCATCGCCGACTTGCCTCGTATGGATCCGCATCATTGCCCGCGATTGACCAGACCAGGCCCAAGGCGGAACGCCTGGCAGCGCCGTGATCCGATACGTCGCAACCACGTTGCCCCCTTCGCCGTCCAGTTCGTCTATTTCATGGCCGGCCTTCGGCTTGAAGCTGGTCGACGCCGCAACCAGGTCCGCGGGGTTGACCAGGAAGTCGATCGTGCGATCTTCCGACGCGTAGTTGTCTTCGGTTTCGCTTTGGAATTCCGACCCGCCTTTGGTGGCCGTCATCGGCAGGCTATCGCCATCGGTTCGATAAACGATGAAAACGGGCGCGGTCGCGTGGATCTGTTCACGTGCCCAGCTGATCGCGTCGTTGAAAAAACTCATCGTTTCGAACCCTCGGTTTCAAAATCAACGCGCCGCGCCGGCCATCCCCCAAACCGACGCGGACGCGTTGCGCCCCTCGCTTGCCTCAGACTAGGCCGGATCCGCCGGACCGGGATCGAACTCGATCAGTTGGGTCGTGTCGGCATCCAGCGAAGCGCCGCGGGTGTAGCCGATCTGCTTGTGGGTCGACGCGGTCGCGGTGATCACGCTGTTGTCGGCGTCCCAATAAACCTTCTTGCCGTCGGCGATCGCGGTGGATCCGCCGGCCGTCTTGGCCGTTTCATAGATACCGCCCCTCGCAGCGGCCGCGCCCAGCTCGCCCGCCTTGATATCTCGGTGGGCGATCCGGATGGTATCGGCTAGAACGATCACGTCGCCGGCGGACACGTCCGCGTCCGGCGTGTGATCGGCCATGATCGGGCTTCCGTGTACAAGTCTCGCTTCCATGGTTTTGATCTCGCTTATCGTTTTGCGTTTGCTTGGTTGGTGGAAGTGGAAGCCGCGGCGGCCTGGCCGCGGCTTCAGGGTTGGCCGTTAGTCGCCTGGTGATTAGCCAGGATCGGCTACGCCGGTGAACTGCATCACGGCTTCCGGTTCTTCGTTGCCGAAACCGAAGTCGTGGTAGCCGCGCCATTCCATGCCCAGCTTGTTGAAGGCGCACTCGTCCGACTCGATCGTCGGCATGGTTTTGCCGTTCAACGTGGCACAGACGAACGCGGCACGAACCCGCGGATCGGCGAACAAGAACCACTTGGTAGCCGATTGGCCGCTGATCGCCTTCTTGGAACGATCGCGGATCGTGGTGTTGTTGATATAGCTCGACGCTACCGGCTCGTAGTTGCCCTCGTGCGGATTGCTGGCGAAGTTCGGCTTGTTGGCCGTGGTCGATACGTTGACCTTGGTTTCCTTGTAGAGGTTCTTCGCGGTAACCTTCAACGTGCTGCCGGTGACCAGCAATTTCGGGCTTAGCAAGATCGGCGAACCGTCCGACTTCACGCGATCAGTGTAGGCCGCCTCGGCCTTGGTCAGGCCTTCGATCGACAACGCGTAGTCGGTTCCGTGGGTCAGGTTCTTGTTGCCCGTGCTGAAGAACGAATTCGGATCGGCCAAGACCAGCTTCCAGAATTCTTCTTCCATCACCGTACCGGCCATGATCCCCAGGCTTCGGGCGATCTGGTCGAACGCGTCCAAGTCGTCGTTGATCATGTCGTGGCGGGTCAGGGTCAGCATCGTGCCGAAGGTGTCCACTTTGGAAGTGAAACCCGATTCCGACATTTCCGAGTGCTTCAGCTCGCCATCCGGCCCGACCTTCTGGTAGCCGCCGTTCACGTCCAACCGGTAACGCGTATGCGCCTTGAAGTCGTTGTGGCTCGAAGCTCGACAAAGTCGTTGATAAACGGTTTCCACCGACTCAAAGGCGGCGATCAATGACTTGTTGGCCACGTTCCCCAAGATGCCGGTTAGGCTGATCGTGGTGAAGCCGGACGCGTTCAAGCTCGAGAAGCCGTTGGCGGCCAGCTGGCGATCGGCAGCACCCGCGGCGCGGATGAAGTCGTTGGACTTGCGGTTGCCGGTGTAGTGGTATCCGTTGGCCTGCAGAATTACCAGGTCCATCAGCGCGTGAAGGGTCAGCGCTCGCGTGGTCGCTTCGTTGGCCGTATTCATATCCTTCTCGGATACGCCGCGGGCCGCGATCTCTTCAGGCACGCCCAACGATTGGGACAACGCCGCGGTGATCGCTCCGGCCGTCAGGTTCTTGTTTCGCGAATGAATCGCGACCTGGCCGCCGTTGCCAACTTCGGCGCGGCTTGCTCGCAGTACTTCCAGCTCGGCGCGGTCGGCCGTCCAGTTTTCGCGGATCGCTTGGGCGTGCAATTCGCCGCGGCGATCTTCGGAAAGTTGCGAACCCGCAAACAAGCCGCGGATCCGGTTCTGGCGTTCGACTTCGTTGGCGGCACTCGCTCGCAGCATCTCGGCGGCATCGGGCAGGCCGTCGCCTGGTGGCTGGTTGGTGTTGCCGCCGGCGTTCAATCCGCCGCCGTTGTTGGTCGGTTGCTCGTTGTCATCGCTTCCGCCTTCGCCGCCGTTGCCGTTGGCTTCCAGTTTCCAAGCCGCTTGTAGCGTCTTGATCTGCTTTTCGTTCAGCGCTTCGATGTCGTAGCCGTTGGCCTCGAGCCATTGTTCAAAAGTCATCGTGTTAGATCCCTCCTTGGATCGTGTGGCTTTCACGGCCGCGCTAGACGTGTCGTCGCCGGCGATCGTGACAAAAGAAACTTCGTGGACTTGGGCGGCCTTCACGTAGATAAACGGGCCGCGGTGTAACTTGCCGTTAATGGTTCGCGTGTCGCCGGCCTCGATCTTCTCGACCTTCGACCAATCGGGCGCGGCACCGATCGACGCCTTCCAGGGGAAGCCGTTGCGGCTGGCCTGAATGATCGTGCGTTGATCTTCCGAGATTACGGACAGAACGCCTTCGGCCTTGATCGTCTTGCCGTCGTTGGTGATCGCGTTCTCTTCGAAGTGGCCGACCGGTTGGCGGTGGTTGTGAAACATCAGCGCGGGGCGTTTGCCCTTGGCGACCTTGGTCCCTGCCAGGTCCAAGATCACGTCGCCGCCCCAGCCGGCCGGTTGCATCTTGCCGCCGCGGTACGCGACCATGGAGAACTTCGGCGCGGTGTCGTCTTCGCCTTCGCCCCTTCGCCGGCCGCTTCGATCCACTCGACGTCGCCTTCCGCTTCCAGCGTTAGCAGCTCCGGCCGATCGCCGGCGATAACCGGCGGTTCGGCCGTCGCGGATCCGCTGGCGTTCAATGGTGGAAACAGATCGAATAGATCGTTGGGCTTATTCGTCGTCATCGGTGGCCGCCTCTTCTTCGGTGGTTTCGTTGCCAGGCTGGCTTCCTGCCCCTTGCTGGAAACCAGGCAGCGGCGCACCGATCACGGCGCGACGCTTGTACATGCGTTCAAGGCTGGCGTAGTGTTCTTCCGGGTCGCGGCCGTTCTCGAGCTGATATTCTTCATCTGTCAGAAGGGCAGCGTTCCAAAGAGCGATGTCGGCCGCGGCTTGTTTTTGCGGGTCGATGTGCTGGTGCTTCGGCCATCGCCAGGTATATTCCAGCTGATCAATCGGCCCGATACCGGCCGGGATCTCGCCAGGAATGAAAACCGCCTCATTGATCCACCAGAGGAAAACGCGATCTAAGAACTGCGTTTCTAGGTTGCTCCGCTCGATGTCGACGAATTCAAAGTAAGTCTGGTGATCTAGTCGACCGCTGGCGAAGTTGTAGCCGCTCGAATTGCCGCTGGCCTTGTTGAACGGCATATTGAGGCAACGCGATATCTCACACAGCAGCGCGTCGCGGAACATCTGGTAAGTGGTCGTGGGTTGCTCCGCTTTCAGCTGCCCCAGCTTCCAGCCGATCGGCAGCGTTAGCATCGATCGCATCTCGAACTCGATCGAATCCATCGGATCGACTTCATCGTCGGGAATGACCTGGTTGCCGTCGGCGTACATGACGCCGGCGAAGTTGGCGACCGTTTCCGCGGCCATGGTGACGGCCAGCGTGTAGCGTCGTAGCAGCGCGAACAGCGGCAACGCGGGCGCTACCCAAGAAATGCCGCGGCGTTGGCCTGGTCGATCTTGGCGGTAGTAGTGGATCACCTGGTCGGCGCGGACGCGTTGCGTCTTCAGAAGACTAGCGCCGGCGAAGTTGTCGCCGGGGTGATCTTCCAGAAAGTTGTAGGCGATCGGATAGCCGGCAGAATCGTATTCGATCCCGTCGTCGAACGTGGCCGTTTGGAATCCGCCGAAGTCGCTGCAATAGTCGGCCTCAAGAAGTCGCACGTCCAATTGGACCGCGTTGCGGACGTTGGGGTTGTTACCACTCACCGCGAAGATCTCACCGTCGGAAACTTCGCTGGTTACCGCGGTTCGTAGCGTGGCGGCCAGGCCGGTTCGTTTCATCCAGCGGCGAAAATTCCGCTCGAGCTGTTTTGCCGCGGATTGGCTGCCGCTATGGATCTGCAGATTCGGACCGCGGCCGACGATGTCGTTGGCCAGCGTGTCGATCATGCCCTTGGCGAAGCTGTTATTTTCGCGGCACTCGTAGCGGGCACGCGATCGCAGCCGGCGACGAACGACGGGATTAGCGGCGGCCGACGCGCTTAGATTGTCCGCGTTGGCCCAATGCTTCATATTGTCGAAGTTGGTAACCGCCGCGTCGTACTTCGCGCGTAGCTCTTGGATCCGGCCGCGTTGCCGTTCGATCACGGCCGCGGAAGGTTCGCGTCGGATCTGGTTGCCGTCGGCCCCGAGAATCGGGCTCAATGATTTGTTGGCTTGTACCACGTTCGCAGCTCCTACGCGGTACCAGGCGGCACGATCTTTTGGAAACGCATCCCGCCCTTTTGTGCGGCCTTCTTCCTGGCCAGGTATTGGTCAAGCTCGATCTGGTCCTTCAGCGAATGCGCTTGAACCGTCACGCCGTCGACCGTTACCTGCTTTGGATTGGTCGCCGCCGCTTCCAGCTTGGCGATCGCTTCTTCGTTGGTGTCGGCCATCCCTGCCCCTTGGATCCCGTCGCGAAAATAAAAGAGTGCGCGGCGTTGGCGATCGCGTGGATCGCCCCCCGTTGCCGCGCTGGGTAGATGGTGGTGTTACGCGATCGCCGCGGCGTTGGTTAGATCGAAACGCCCCCTTGGCGGCCGTTTTCCGGATTGCGTTCCATATCTGGAACTTCGGCCCATTTTCGTTTCGCGAGAAGCTAGGGGCTGGCGTCGAAATGTGCCGATCAGTGGCTTAGAGATTTGGCGTATTTGGGCCGATCATCGGCCTAGCTTTCCAGAAGCCGTCGGTACAAAAAAAGCCGGCTTCCCTGAGGAAACCGGCTTCGATTTGCATTCAGTGCTATTAAAGACGCAAATCACAATTTGCCTTAAGTTGCACTTCTTACGGCGCCGATGAACTCCTGTGTGAACTTCCGGATAACTTCTGGGCCCTTTTCCAGAAAGACGCTCAGGAGAAACAGGACTAGTGCAAGCTTAATTGCACCTTTCACGAGAAATGCAACAACATCAGAGAGCCAATTCATTTTAGGATCCTTCCCAAAAAGAACACGAACTTTAAAACGGACGGAGCTATCGTCCACTAAGTCTGTGATCGGCCCCTACAATCGGACTACTTGAGGGGATCCGTTGGATAGAATTAAAAAAAGCGACGCTAGAAGTATTCCACTTCTAGCGTCGCTTTTTTTCGTAGTGATGCTCAATCTCTAAAGAGAAAAATGGTGCCTAATTGCATTATCCGGTTACGCGTTCGGTGGTGGTAAATCGCCGGCCGCACTTCCGGCAGATCCGTCGCCGGATCGTTCGCCGCAATTGCTGCCGCGTGTAATATACTGGGGCGTGGCCGCATCCGCACGCCGGACATTGAACGCCAGGCGTGTCGGTTCGTTCGGCTTCGGCCTTTGCTGGTGGTTGTTTGGTTACCATGGCTTAACGGCCCATCTGCCTTTCGCGTCGCAGCTCGCTCATTTTCTTTTTGCCGCTGCCGCCGCGTTTCCGCTTCGGTTTCGCCTTCATTAGTTCGGCCGACGGTACCGCGCACCCCTTACGGCTTGCTGCAACGTGAAGGCCGGCGACACAGTCCAGAAGGTGGTTGTCGCGGTTGGGCTTCAGACTCCATTCGTCGACCGTGTTGCCGCTGTTCTCGTTCTTCATCCGGTTGGCAAACTCTGCCGCGCAGTGTTCCGAGATCATCCGGTGTTCGTGCGGCTTCGCGTTGTAGAGCGTTAGACAACCAGGCTCGCCGATCGGCGACTTCCAGCGTTTTTGTACGGCGCTTTTCCAGTGGTTCGTGTCGTGGATGATATGCCGCAAGGGATCCTTACCCTTGGCCCGCGGAATGATCCACTCCTCGCCAATTTCTTCGCCTGGCTTCTTCGCCGTTTCGCTGATCTTGGAATTCTTCGCGCCGACGCCGCGGCCTTTGTTGGGCATCAGGCGGGCGCGGTGGGGTGATTCGGCGATGAACTGCTTAACGATGTGGGTCCAGTCCCCCATATCAATCAGCAGAAGATCAATCTGGAATTCTGCCCCGTCCCCTTCACGCTTCCAGGTTCGCAGCATCAGATCTTGATTGATCAGGATCTCGAGCGCCTGGCGTATCTGTGCCTCTTCGGACAACGTACCCAGGCGGATCCCTTCCTCGGTTCGGTGGCCCTGAATGGGCGCGGCGATTTGCGGGCTGTAAATGAAGTACTTGGTCGGTTGCTTCGGCCAGGTGCCGTAGTTGTGAATATGGCCGGTGAAATCCCAACGCATCGCACCCAACGCGTAATAGAGAATTCGCAACTGCAGGTCGACGTAGCCAACGACGATATCGGTATCGATCGGCAGCTGGTCGCGGCCGTAGCTGTGAACCTTTGCCGCAATTTCGTCCGCGGTGACGATCACCAGGTCGACCGTCCCCGCGCTGATCGGGTCGTTTTGGTATTCGGCCGCGAAGGTTTCCGGGTCGTCGTCGCGGATGTGCATCGCGTGCTGGATTGCTGAGATCTCGCCAGGGTCCCAGCGGTGAACCCAGTAGACCTCCGCGCCGCGATCCATTTCCTTACGGTTCTTTTTATAGAACGCGTTGGCCCGCGTGTTCTTTTTGCCGGCGGCCAGGTCCTCGCGCAGAATCGTGAAGTACTCCTCCCAGATCGCCTCGTTGGCGGGGAAAGACTTCATCATTTGGACTAGCTTGCCGGACCAACGCGGGTAGCGTTTGCGGTCCAGGTATCGCGATGCCAGGTCATCCGGCTCGATCACCGTGCAAGGCATAATGAGCGTTACTGGTTTGCCAGGTCCGCCCAGCCGGCCGATCGTGCCGTTGATCGTCTTCTCGCGTTTTTTGACCTGGCCCGGGCTAGCCGCCGATTCGTCGTCTTGCGGATCGTCCAAAAGCACCAGGTCAGGCCGGAAGGTGACGCCTTCGGCGTTGGTGTACTTCTGGCCGCGGATCCCCTTCGCGGTAATGCCAAACGTGCGGATGATCGACCCGCTGCAGGCGCTGCCTTCGATCGTGGGAAATATCAGCTCATCTTCGTGCCAGCCTATCTGTGTTCGTTTGCCCTGGCAGCGTTGGCCGCGGCATCGACCTGGCTGGCCTTCCAGCTTCATAATCGGGACGCACGCTTCCGGAAAATCTTCGACTAGCTTTTCCTTCGCGACCAGGTAAGTCTTGATCGTTTCCAGTAGGTCGACTGCCTTCTCTCCGGTCGCGCCGACAATCACCACAAACTTCACGTGGCCGAATAGCAAAGCCCACAACGCGGCCGCCTCGGTGATCGTGGTCTTGCCGGATCCGCGGGGCATGGCCAACGCGAAGTTGCCGCCGTTTAGAATCGCATCCTGCATCGTCGCGAAGATATCCAGGTGATCAGGTGACCACGCGAAGAAATCCTCGGGGGCGATGTAGGTGTCGAAGAATAACCGCAGATCATAGCGGCACGCTTCGCGGCGGTCCGGATCGAAGATATCGGGCAACGCCCCGATGTCTTGCCCCTTGCGGGTTTGTTCCTCGCTGCGCTGCCTGGCCTTGTCTTTCTTATCTTCGTAGGTGATCGACTTGGCTTGCTTCGCCTGGTACCGATCGACCAGGTGAGCCGCATAGGTTCCCACGTCGATCGACTTGCCCAGCTCCCATTGTTCGCGGTGGCGGCGTAACGTCCGCGCGTCGATCACTTGCCCCAGGCCGGCGCTGTTGATCTCCTTCAACAGTTCGGCCGCGTCGATCTTGAAACTAGCCAACGGCTTCCCCCTTGGTGCGCACCAGTAGCCAGGCGGTCAGCTTGTAAAGGTTGATCGTGCCGTTCGCGTTGCGGGGGCAGCCTTGCCTCACCAGCTCGGCAACAACGGCCCGATCGACGTGCATAAGCTCCGCGGCCTTCTTCATCGACAGCTTGGTCAGATCGGCCGGTTTCACGTTTGCCCCTATTCGCCTCGCGGGGCAGCTGGTGGTTCGCTTTGAACGTAGGCCTGGCCCACGCTGATCGGTTGCGACTCTGACCACTTGGCAAACTTCGCGCGGATCTCTTCGGCCGTCATCTGGTTGATTGCTTGCGCCCTGGCGTACTTCGCGAGTAGCTCTTGTTGGCGTTCGACTCCTACCAAGTTGGCGACCGCGAGTTGACCGCCGGCCGGTTGCCGGAAGTGGAGATCGTCGACAAACCGCTTCAAGTAGCGGCGGCGACGTTCGACAATTGCGCGAGTTTTTGGATTGCTTTCGACTGAATCAACCAGCACGCAGTCGGGGCATGTCACGTAGTTGACTTCGATCACTTGACGCAAATTCTCGGATAGCGAATAGAAACCGATTGGCGACCAAGGTTTGCCCCGCGGAAAGTCGCGAACTAGTCGCGCATTCTCCCAAAGTTCGCCTTCAACCTGGCAGCGTAACGCTATGGCGCTGGAAGCCCAGCAACTTAGCAACACGATAAATTTGCGGTGACGATAGGCGGCCGCCCAGATCGCCGCGGCCTTGATCATCGACGTAGTACCTTCTCCACGTCCGATCACGCCGGGAAACTCACCGCCGAACAAAATCACCGACTGCAGGCCGGCGATCGTTCGCGCCTGGCGTGGCGTGAATTCGTTGTAGAAGGTGTCTCTCAGGTAGTACTCGCAGAACTTCCGCAAGTCGTAGCGGCAGGCTTCCTTCATCCCTTCCGCGTCGCGATCATCTTCCGGTTCTTCACCTGGTGGAGTGATGAAAAGCCAACGGAAGAATTCGACCGCGGCGATCGCCACGATCAGAAAAACGCACCACGATAGAAGATCGTAAAACATAGCCTGCCCCTTCATGCTGAATTATGCCGGCCGACCAGAGAAGCCGACTCGGAAGCGTTGAATTAAAAAACGCGGCCGCCGCGTTTCTTGCGATTGACCTGGCCAGCGGATGGACTAAACCCGATAGCCGCGGCGGCCGCGTGTAACATCGCCCCGCGGCCGATCCGAAGAACCGCCGCGGGGCTTCTCAAACGGTTAGCCGTTATTGGGCTTTCAACGCGCCGTCCGACGCGATCCGCTTGGCGTTGTCTTCCACGTCCTTCTTGCGGTTGTTCACGTCCGCTGCGATCGCGGAAAACTCGCTCGGATCATTCGCGGCCGCTTCGGCGATCCAACCGCGGACCGTTTTCCCCATCAGGTAGCGGCGGCCTTCCGATGTGCCCAGCTGCTCGACCAGGTTCTCCGCGATCGTGGCCAGCGCGACGCCGTCGCCGCGATCGACTGCCCCGAGTAGATCGGCGACCGCGGGCAGGCCGTTCTTCGCGGCGGCCGCTTGCGCCTTCTGCAGGACCTTCGATTCGACGCGATCGACCAGGCGGCCGGCCAGCGTGGTTTCCTTCGCGTCGGCCGGTTGTGCCTGGCCGCCTTCGGTTTCGTCCTTCGGCTTGTAGAAGAACAAGATATAAGCGGCCGCGGCTAGGCCGATCAAAACAGGACTGCTCAACATGGCAACGATTCCCTTCGTTGTGTGGTGTGGTTTGGAACGTGAAACAGATTAAGACTTGCCGGCCTTGCGATTCTTCCGGCGTTTCCACCAGAGCGCTCCGCCAACAATCCCGCCGGCGATCAGGGTTTCCGCTGGGTTGAATCCATTTACCCAAGGCTTGGCCCGATCGCCGAAGATGGAGATCGCCAGGTCGGCCAGTGGTGTCGACGACTTCGCCGGCGGCGTTTCCTTCGGCTTGGTTTCCGCCGGCGGTTGGTTGTAATCGTCTTCGTTGGGCGCGGGCGGTAGATCGGGGTTGCAGCTCCCATCGGGGCAGCTGTCCGGATTCGGCCGCGGCCGTCGGTTGAATAGCCAACCGCCAACAACGGCTTCGCGTCGCTTGCGTAGCTCGACCGGCCGCAATGTCTGCGCTGCCAGGTCCAACGCGCCGACCAGTTCGTCCGGTGTCTGGATCTGCTTTAACAGCGTGCCGGTCAATTGGGCACGCATCGCCCCGTCGTGGTCTTGGATCACCAGCATCGGGAAATCATTCCCGTAGGCCGCGGCCAGCTGGTGGCGGAAGGCCTGGCTGTCGCTTTGGTAGTGCCGCCATTCCGTCTTGCGTTTCATCTCCGCAAGCCGCGGATCCGCATCGAACCAGCCGGCGATCGGCGTGGCGTGGCCCTTCGCGGTAACCAGAACCGTGTACCACTTGGCATACGGCGGCAGCTCTACCCCTTCGATCTCTTGAACGAATTCCATTTGCTCAGGCTCCGGCGGTTTCGACTCAGCGAAACCGCTGGCCAATAGCGACAAGCCGACAATCACGCCGGCGATCAGTTTGCGGATCATCATTTCCCCCATGGTTGAACGGTTCCCATTTCAAAACGGTTGAAGGTTTCGCCGGTTAAATTGCCGGCGGTTGGATCGGTGGCAAGGGGCGTCGATTCGGTAGGATCATCGGCATCGCCGAAGGTGGCGGCGTCGGCCGACAGTTCGCGCGGATCCACTCGCACTCTTGGCACTGGCAATGCCGCGGCGAATTCCACCAGGCGGCCAGCTCGGGCACGAAGCGATCGCAGAACGTGAAGCCCGACATCAGGCAGCAAAACACCAACGCGAAACCAACCGACAGTTCCGACCACGTGGCTGGCGGTCGCTTGCGTTGTGGTTCGGCCGGCTTCGCTGGCGTTTCGCTTTCCTTTTTCGCGGGTGGCAATCCGAAGGCCATAGCTAAGGCTTCTCCAAAAAATCGCGGGGGTCGTAGGGTAGCGGCGGCAATGGTTTCACCAGGGGAACGATCGCGCCGCCGTGGTACCGGTTTCGCCAATTCCAGAGGAATTGATTCTTTTCAACGAATATGAACTCTTGCGGCCGGTTGTTATCCAACAGGCAGGCCATCGCCTGGCCGTCTTTCTCGACCCAGCCCAGGAAGTTGATCGCGTGGCCGCGGAAGTAGTGGATCGCCGCGGCCAGGCGGTGGTTGTGGGCATAGTCCAGAATTTCGACGTTGCCGTCTTCGTTCGGCCCGTAGTTGACGATGTGCGTCCGCTTGTAGGGGATTTTGTAGCGGTCCAATATGCGGGCGATGTCGCTGGTCGACGCACCGCCCCCGAAACTCTGCCGCCAATTGTCCGCGATCGCTCCCTGATCGGCCCAACGCAACGCCACTTGGGTCGATACGTGGAAGCAGCTGCCTTCCCGATGTCGCACGTAATTCTTCACGCGTAGCGGAAACGGCACGTCGGCCGGCGGCCTGGCCAGGTCGATCGGCTTCCGGCGGAAGTACTCGATCGCCATGCCGGCGACTTCATCGCCGCCAACCAGGCAGGCGGAAAGCATCACGATCGCGGCGGCGGCTTGGCGTCGGTCCATAGCTACGCGGCCGCCTTCGCTGCTTTGAATGAAACGGATCCCTTCGCCGCCGTCGATGTCGTTTGATTGAACAATGTGATCAGGCTGGCCGCGTGGGCTTCCTGATCGGCCGTGACCTTGTCGCCGATCTTTCCGCTTGCGGCCAGCTTCCGCAGCTGCTCGGATAGCTTGCCGGCTTTCTCGGGATCTGCGTTCAAGAGGAACGCGACTAGCTTGGCGGGTGCGATCGCGTTGCTTGCGTTTCGCGTGGAGTCATACCCAACGGATAGAGATCCGCGGCAAACGTCTTCCACCTTCTGGTTTCCAATCGTTCCGCTGATCGCCAGGTCGACGTCGTATTGGTCGCCGCCCTCGAGCTGGCTTCGATCGGCTTGCTTGCTGCAGAACTTGGACAGCGCGTGCATGATGATCGCCCGCGTCTTCGGCTTCGCTAGTCGTGGCATCCTTGCCCCCTTGAGAGAATGAAAGCCACGGCGGTCTGATTTG